AGGGTTGCCATTATTCAGTCTGCTTCTGCTCAAGGTTTGCTTCAGCGACTGCGGCTTCCAGCTTGGTGAGAAGCGATGCGGCCAGCTTCACGGACTGAAGTCCGGTGGCCTTTACGCCAGCATCAAGCAGCCCTGCGAGAGCCTGTAGTTCGTTCTGGTCAAGGGTGAGGGTGATCATGGGTTCTCTGTTGGTGACGGGAAGGGTGGCGATGTGCTGCATCACGGTTCAATCGCGATCTGCTGGGCGACGCCGGTGGGGAATATTGCCATGAGACGGATTTTGCCGCCGCTTGTGTCTGCGTAAAGCCTGACGATTGATGCTGCTGGTGCGGCGGGCGGTGAAGCGCCATAGGTGTAGAACGACATTGCGGCAGCAGTTGTTGTGTTAGCCCCCCGCAGACCTATTACACCAGCGGCGTCACGAGCAAGGGTAAGGTCAGAACCAATCTTAAAGAGTGCAGCAGCGTTAAGAACAACTTGATATATGCCCCCACTGCCATATACCAGCATATTGCTATTAAGATTTACCGGGTAGCCGCTATCAGATGGGTTAATATTTAGGTCAGCAGCGTAGCCCCTAATGCTTCCTGTTTTGGTAATACTAAGCCTGCTACTTCCGCCAACTTGCAAATCAAGCAACAGCGAGGCGGAGGCAGAGTTTGCGTCAGACGTTCCTGTGGCGTTAAAAAGAACGCCGGTAAAAGCCACCGCCGAAGCATTCCAGGTTTGAGAAAGGCTTAGTACTGGTGAAGAAGTCGTAACCGTAGCACCAGAACCCGCAAAGCTGGACGCAGCAACTGCGCGGCCTGCGGTAAGATCGCTGATGCTAACTTTCTTGGTTGTGCTGCTTTGCACAATGGGAAGAACTTCCGTTCCCGCTACCGGAGTGGTGGCGGAAGGAAGAGCGGAAATTTTAAGGTCTGCCATAGTAGTTCCTATCTAAAGAGAGACCAACGTCTAAGCGTTTGGAGCCGGAGTGCGAATAAACATCGTTAGCCTTTGCCGCGTAATAGACCGCGTTGCATTGCCCGCCAGCGTAATTGTTCCTGCGGTCTGATCGCGGGCGGTTACTTGCGTGTCTGCGCGCGGGACAAAGTTGTTCGATTGGGTATCGACATACAGCCAATCGTTCACGCTTATTTCAGCGTCATACCACAAGGCATAGGGTTCGTCCGTAGCACAATTGGTCAAGATTGCGCTGCCGGAGGTTACATTTCCGCGAAGATACAGAGTAGGAGAATAAAACCGCGTGCATAGCGAATAGTAATTGCCTGAAGTAAGGTTTATGGGCGTGATAAACACATAGCTACCAAGGCCATCAGATTTTATATTTGTTTGCGCGTCTGCAAGGATGATCTGGCCTGTGCGAGAACGAACAAAAAACACCGTTTGCGTAACTTCGTCGACAAGTATATCGCCCACATCCGGCCCGGCGTATGCAAAAGTAGACGCTGTACGCGCCGTAAACTCGATCTGAAGCGTGCGCCCCGTTATGCTGCTGCTAACAATTCCGCTGGTTTTAGGGACTGCGGTTTGGCGAAACGGCACATAGTACGGATTGTTTAGGTCGCCGTTGTTTGTCGCCAATCGGACAAACAATGGGATGCAGGTAACGCGCGATGAGGAACTGAAGTATTCTTCAGAAAACGTGTTGGCCGGCGGCGGCGAAAAAGCGCCCGTGTTCAGATTAAACTGCGTGTACTTAATGCGCTGTTGAGCGCCACCGGAAACAGGCTGTAGATAGACGCCTCCAGCCAAGGCATTGTGCGCATACGCCTGGTACGCAGGAATAGGCGCGTCGCGGCGTTCGGTAGAGAATACCTGTGTATCCTCCAAAACAGCCCCGATACCAAGGTTAACGACAGAGGGGAAGCCGGCGATAAAACACCCAATAAATTTGATGGCTGCCGCTTGCTGACCGCCTTCAATAAGATACGCTGGCCGCCCGCGCGTTCCGTTGTCATTCTGACTTCCCAAATCAAACTGACAAGACTGAAAAATCAACGCTTTATTGGATGCCGCTGTGCCGGTGACGGTGCCAATTCGCCACTGCGCTTCGCAGTACAAATGCAGAATTGTAAGCGGGGTTGCGAAAGCCAAGTTTATGTCGAGGAGGTTGATACCTTGGCCCATAGACAAGTTGCTGACGGTTCCGTTTAGCTTTCCCTGCCGCCGCCCATGTGTTTGCGTGGTAATGGCGCAAAAAAACTTGCCCATTTTAACATTGTCAATGCCAAAATTACGGCTTTGCGTATTGCAGACACTGATAGCGTATTGCACGCAGTCCATGTTAACGCGACGGACAACGGTAAAGTCGCCGTTACCGTCTGCGTCACAAGGTTGGTTGGCGATGCCGACAACAAAACCTGTTATGCCAACATTGTCGATCAATACGTCGGTCGAAAAAGTTTTGTTATACTGCGCCGTGCCGCTCAAAAAAGAAGGGTATGTAACCGGAGGATACGATACGGCAGGGGCATTGCCTGAATACGCATCAACCGTAATTGCGGTGTATGGTGCGTAACGCGAACTTGCGCTTGCCGGAAATGCCGGGTCAACCCAATTTGCGGCGACTGTATCATCAATACTGTTTGACGCTCCGTCCAGGCCGCCTAAATTGTTGTCGTTTACATAGGCAAACATTTTACCTAGTATCCACAGATTGCTAATGCTGGAACTACGGGCGCCTTGAAAATTGAAAGCCGGGCGGTCGTTGAAATCTGCGATGATACCCGTACCGTTAAATGATCCCTCACAGCGGTAGCGCATTCCTTCGCCTTCGACAAATACGCTAGTGAAAGACGTGCCATATCCAAGGTGAATGGTATCGGTAATCCTGTATAGGCCCGCCGGTATTACTACTTTACGCTTAGGAGCATTAGCTTGAGCGGTTGAGTTATTGTAGATTGCCGCGTTAATAGCCGCTTGAATAGCCGCAGTGTCGTCCGCAACACCGTCTCCAACAGCGCCAAAATCTTTAGCACTAAACACTTCTTGAAGTTTGTTATTGACCGTGCGCCCTACAGCGGACGTAAGAAAACCTGACGCATCGGACTGACGAAATCCAATAAGCGCGTCGCCTTTGGTGTTGTCCGTTGTGCTTGCTAAATCTAAGGCCAAATCGCTGGAAACAATAGACCCGCCAATGTTATCCCAAGTTCGTATAAGCGTATTGGTAGACGTCGCTACAACGTATTTATACAGCAAGCCTTCAGTGGCCCAAATCTGTTCAGGAGTGCGACCCGCAGCGTCAAGAATTACCGGGTTAGTGTTCGGAACCAGACCAGTAAAAGACGTATACGTTGTCAGAGGAGTAGTCGTACCGGCAGCATACGTATATAATTTTCCGCCCGATAACGGATTTCCACTATCATCAAAAAACTGCCAGCCTGCGCCGCCGATAAATGCCAGGTTAACCGTCATATTCTACTCCAGCAGGATCAAACCGCCGTCTTCTTGGACGAGGTTTTCAAGGTTTTCAGTTTCTAGGTTGCCCTGCGCCTGATCAGGGCCGTAGCCCGAAAAGAACGAAATGATGCTACCAAGACCGATAGCCACGCCGTTTCGCAATGCGCCAGCAAAACCCATCGTTTTAAGCCTTGTTGATCGGCTTGCAGTAGACCGTCCCGCCGGTAGACACCTGAATGGCGCTCACGCGCCACGGTGCGCCTGAGCTGTTGATCGGCACCGCAAACGGGATGGGCGTGTAGGGCGGGATCGGCGTGCTGGCAGTCGTCGCCGTTGCGCCAACACCAACCTCGACGTAGCAAGCCTGATCCGACCACACGACCACGCCCTGCGGGCCAGGAGCCCAAGCAGTCGTACTACCGGCTGTGCCCGTGTAAGCAACGGAATAAGCCGGATAATCGGCCTTCGACATAGGGTTCAAAAGTTCCATCGGGCTTATCCTTACGCGAGGAATTTCAACTTATAGATCGTTGTATAGTACAAACCGACGATTTCGTCGATGACGTTCTGCAACGGGGTGCAGTCCTTATCGACGACGTCATAACGGACTTTCTCGATCTGTTCTGCCTGTTTCTCAAGAAACGTCAGCACATTGCTGGACTTGTCCGCCGACATCAGCGCAATCGGCCCGATAAGGCCGTACTTGCCCTGATACATCTCGGCAAACGTGTCCGCCAGGTCGATGATTGCCGGGTAGAACTTACCCAGCGCCTTGTGCTTGGCAAAAGACCGCGTGTTGAGGTGCGCCGAGTGCGTCACGTCGCGGGCCAGAAACAGCATGCCTATGAACTTATCGCAACTCATTCCATTGGTCCCATCTGTTCTGCGCCCATCGGCATAGGTTCTTCCTGCATGCCCATTGCACCGCGCTCTTCTTCCATCTGCGGCATCATTGGGCGGCTGCCTGAGATGTCGCCCGTCTCGACCGCTGCCGCGATGGTGCCCATCACGATGTCCTGTATCTGCTCGGTAGACATGCCGGCAGACGTGGCGGCGATACGCTTGGTTTCGGCCTCGTACGCCTTGATGCGCAGTTCCTGCGCGTCCATCGACGACTGCACGTTGTTGAGCAAGCCCATCGCCTCTTCAAGCTGCTGCGATACCGCCTCGACCTGCTGTTCGGCCGCCTGCAATTCAGGCGACTTGTCGTCTTCCGCCAGAACCTTGGGGTCGATGATCTTCTTGAAGCGGGCCGCCATCTCCTGCGCGCCCGGCCAATCCATGTTCTTGATGAACAGGTCGCCTGCGACCTCCCACAACTGCGGGCTGGTCTGGAGGATGTTTGCCATCGCCTCGACCGCTTCTTGCCTCTTGGTGAGGTAGCTGGGGCCGGTGGTGATGACGACGTCGTAGACGCCGACGGACGGGTTGTAAATCTTTTCGATGACGTTGCCAGCTTGGTCGACGATCTTCTTGACCGGCTCGGGCTGCTGCGGGTTGATCTTGGCCATGCCCACCTCGCCGTCCACACCAATGATGCGGGCGATGCGCTGGGTGTCGTAGATGTGCGGGATCATGTCCACCAACTGCCGCGCGACGTGGCGGATGGCGCGGCCGAGGTTGTCCACGAAGTGGTACGTGCCGGTGTCGCCCTCCTGCTGGCGCGCGAGAATGGCGCGGCCAGACCGCTCGTTGCCCTGCTGGCCGAGGCTGGCGTTGTACTGGCCTGTGGTGGCCTTGATGTCCTCAGCAGCGCCCATCTTGGCCTGAATGAGGCCCGTCTGGGCCATCGGGGGCGTCGCGCGCTGAGGCAGGGGCAGCACGTTGCCAGCCCCGTCCTGAACGTCCGGGTTGACTTCAAGGTACGGCCAATTGGTCGTATTGGCCGTCTTCCACTGCATCTCGTAGCCTTCGAACTGGCCGCCGTAGCCAATGAAGGGTGCCTTGGGCGCCAAAGCCAGCATCTCGGCCTCCTGGCTAACCCAGTAGTTGTACATGCGCTGTGCGTCCTTGGCGTTGCGCACAAGGCCCGACACGTACATCCGGCCATCGACCTCGAACTCGTTGCCGACGACGCGCACAACGGGTATCCACTTGCCCGCCCACTCGCGCTCTTGCAGCACCTCGTAGCCGTTGGTTTTCATCCACATGACCTTGCGGCGGTCAGCCTTGCGGGACCGAAGCGGCTGGCCGAAAATGGCCCTGAGCTTCATGTCCGGCATCGTGCCTTCGAAGGCCGTGGCGTTGCCGGGGTACAAGTTTAACGTTGCGGGTACGTATTCTACGTAGAAGTATTCCGCGATGCGGATGGTGTTTTCACTGAGCCACTGGCTCAGCGACTGATCGCCAATGCCGCGCGCCAGGATCGAACTGATCGGCTGGGCGTCGGGGAACATGCGCTCGTATTCGGGCTTCAGCAGGTCTTCGGTGATGAAGCACCACTTAGCGTCGGAGCCGCACGGGTCCTGGATCGTCGGGTCCATGTAGACGCTGAAGGAGTTGCGCACGCGGCCAATCTTCAGGTCTTGGTCGAAGCTGTCGTCGCGGGTGTACTCCGTAAGAATGCGGATGTAGCCCTCGCCGTAGATCACCTGGTTGTCGCAGGCGGTGTCGTAGGCCACGTCGGCGTCGGACATGTACTCGATGTGGCGGATGATGCCGTCGAATATCTCGGCCACCGCCACGTCGGCGTTGTCGTCAGCCGGGATGACCTTGGGCGACGGGCGGTTCTGGCGCTGCTCGTTCGTCACCTGACGGACGTGCTGCGGCAGCTTGTTGATGGTCAAGCACGGGCGCGCGTTGATGGTCTGGCCCTGCACCGAGCCGCGCGTGGACAGCACGTCGGCCGGCCACTGCCACTGGTTGTCGGGTGAGCCTGCCATGAAGCGCAGGTCGTCGAGTTCGTCCTCGCGGCTCTCGCTGTAAGCCCCCAACGCCATCGTGAAGCGCGAACGCATGGTAGCGAGCAGGTCGGACTTGTCCGACCCGCCGTTGGCGACCTGCGCCGCGCCGATGATGCCGTCGTCAGCCAATATCAGCCCCTTACCGGGTTGTTCTGCTTAGTGCCGCCCGTGCGGCTGGTGCCAGCCGTGCGGCTTCCACTGCCCTGCCCGCTGAGGCTGCCGCCGCCGCGTGTGCCGCCACCGCCGTAACCGGCGCCGCCGCTAACCCGCGTGCCGGTCGTCTTGCCCGTAACGGTGCCAAAGCGCGTAGCGGGCGGCTTTTTGCTGACCGACGAATTTTTGACCGGAGACATTTTTGCGTTGGTCACGTTGCTGACGACCTGCGGTGCTGGCTTGGCGACAGCCTTCTTAGTCTTAGCCGCAGGCATCTTGACCACAGGCGTCGCGAACGGCGTCGGGTCAAATATCTGTTTGATCCGGCTGGGAACGTAAGAACGCGGGATGTTTTTAGTCGGAGCACCGCCATAAAACTGATCGCGCGTGGCGGCGGTTGTGTCCCTACCCGTCTCAGCACGAGATTTTCCCATGTGGTCTTTAAGATTGTAGCCCTGAAAACCAAGCCCGCCGGTTACGTTAAAATTTTTAGCCATTGTCGTAATCCTCTACTTGGATGGTTTGCGCGGGGCGCGAAAAGTTGCAGGCATGCGCTGGGAGGAGTTGCCCGGCATGACACTTGGCATGCGCTGGGAGGAGTTGCCCGGCATGCGCTGAGAGGAGTTGCCCGGCGTGCGTTGCACAAACTTACTCGTACCGGGCGTGCCGATGTTGACTTTCGGCGACCGCTGCACAAAGTTTTTGGTGCCAGGCGTGCCGATGTTCTCTCGCGGCGCCCGCTGCACGACGTTCTTCCCCGACCCCGTCGAGGCCAAGGGGTTCGGAAAAGCCATAACCCTGCGGGTCTTCTTGGGCTTTGTGGCACCCATTGTGGTGTAAGTCGGCAGTTCGCCGCCGAGGCGGGGAGGTTTCTTAGCCATTTTTCTTACTCTTGCGTTGGACGTTGTACGCGATTGCGACGGCCTGACGTGCAGGCTTTCCAGCCTTGATCTCGGCCTTGATGTTCTTGCGGAAGGCCCCTTTAGAGGCTGATTTGACCAGCGGCATGCTATTTCTTCCGTGTCTTGGCTGACTTGCGGAAGGCAGCAGCCGTCGGCGCGCCCTTGGCGCCCGGTTTGCGCATCTTTTCGCCCGATCCGGCGGCAATTCGGGCCTTTTTGGCGGCAATATTTGCGTACAGACCTGGTTTCATGGGCATTTCCACCTGCGCATAGATGCCTTGGCCCGCTCGGCGTTCTTGGATTTGGCGACAACACCGCCCATTCGAGCGCAAAATGAGGCTTTTCGTCCTGCATCTGCCTTGCTTTTGGGGTTGGGCGCCGGGGCCTTCAGTTTGGAGCCCGTTGCACGGTTATAGCGTTCGCGGCCCTTGGCGGTGAGGCCAGCACCTTTAGCGACGGGTAGCTTTTCGCCCCGCCCTACTGACAATGACACGCCCTTGCGAGCCATTAGCTGCCCATCCAACTCGTTAAAACGCCAGAGCGACCATACGACCGCCTCTGTATCTTGTCAACGGGGGTGCGGTTGCCGACAGGGTACGCGAAGGTCACGGCGATGGCGTCGGCTGCGTCGGGGCTCGCCAGCCCCCGCGCCTTCATCTCCTTCTTGCCTTCCAGGAAAATCGTGCCCTTGCTGTCGGGCTTGACCTTGGGCGACGTCAGGTCGGACTTGAGCAGCTTGTCCGTCGGGACCGACGCCGTCTTGAGCCACTCGCGCATGTTGCCCCACATCTCGGCCCGCTTGTTGCCGTACATGATGGGCTTGGTGGACTTGTTGCCGAAGTTGACGCCCTTGACCTGCTTGTACCGCTGCTCCTTGAGGCGGTCCACGATGCCAGCGCCCAGGCCGCCCTCGTCGATGACGACCAACGTGGGGTTAAACTCCTCGATGGCCTCGATCACCCGACCGACAATCTCCATGGTGTCGTCGCCCCGGTAGCGTTTGATGACGTTCAGGTCGCGCCCCTGCCGTACGGCGATGACCGTCGCGTCTGCCCCGAACCTGGCCGGATCGACGCCGATGATGATAGGGGCGGAAGCGTCTTTGTACCTCGGCCGCTGGGTGGCGTCATCGACGAGATAAACGGGGATAAACTGGTCATCTCCAGCACTGGGAAACTCACCGTAGACCTCGACGTGAGCCTGAACGCTGTCAGGACCGTACTCTTGGATAAGCTGCTCATAGACTGCCTTGTCCGTTCCTTCGACCGATCTTGCATCGACGACCTTGTTGCGCCAGAAGTCCCGCTTGGCGTTGAACGCCTCGTAGAAATACCCGGTATTGCGGCGGGGGTTGGAGAACGCCATCCAGAAGCGGTTGGGCGTGTTTTCGGTGAAGAAGCCCGCCGCGACCGCCCAGATGGCGTCGGAGATGCCGCTCGCCTCGTCGAAGATCAGCATCACGCCGTCGAAGTTATGGACGCCCGCGTAGGCGTCCGGGTTCTCCTCCGACCACAGGCGCCCCTCGACGCCCCAGTAGCGCGTGCCCTTCTTCAGGTCGCGCTCGACCAGTTCCGTCAGCCACTTGGCCGGCATCACGCGGGTGGCGCTCACCTCGAACCAGTGGCTGTTGAGTGAGAGGGCCAGCCACTTGGTGATCTCGGCCCAGGTGACAGACCGCAACTGCGTCTCGGAGTTGGCCGACACGATGGTGGTGGACCCGATGCGGGTGGACAGCATCCAGATGACCAGCCATGAGACGAGTGCCGACTTGCCGATGCCGCGTCCGGAGGACACGGCCATGCGCAGCACGTTGAAGTCGATCTTGCCGTTGTTCTGCTTAATGTGCTCGCCGATGTCGCGCAGCACCTCGCGCTGCCACTTGCGTGGTCCTGCGAAGTTCTCCAGCGGCGTGTTCTTTTGCCCCCAAGGGAACAGAAAGGACACGAACTTCAGCGGGTCGTCCTTGAGCGCAGGCGTCCACAGAGACGCCATAAGCGACATCTCATCTTCAGCATTATACTGTGTCGTTTGCATATTCTTCCACCGTGAGGTCTATAACGCGCCGCTGCGCCTCCTCCAACGCCGCCGTTATGCTGATCTTCTGGTCGATGGTCACCTCGATGGCCTGCTTGGCAGCCCAATCGTGGCTGTAGCGCAGCATGTTCAGCGCGGCGTTGGCGTCGCCCTCGCGGGCTGCGGTGTACAGCGTCTGCGCCATCTCCATCTCGCCATCCGCGCGCCCCTTCTGCGCGGCGAATGCCGCGATGGGGTCAAACTGCGTCAACTGCCTGTACTCGACCGGCAGCATCCCTGCGGCGAGTGCCAGAGCCTCGCCCTTCAGCCCCATCTTGGCAGCACTGTAGATCGCCTCCAGACGCGCCTCGGTAGCTTCCAGCTTGCGTGGCTCATAGGGCAGCGATTGGAAGGTCATAACCGTAAACTATCATGTTGCGGATGGAGGGTCAAAAAATAAAAAAATTCGGGTGTGACCCCTGGCCTCGGCAACAGCAGCGGTGCGCAGGGCCCTGTCCCCCCCCTGCCTTGTGCCCCCTCCACCAAATTGAATGACTGTTTAGTCAGTGCCGGCTGACTGAATAGTCAGTCAAGTTGAATGACTGTTCAACCAGGGCGACTGACTGAGCAGTCAGTCAATGGCCATATGAGTTGACTGACTGTTCAATCAATCGCCTGGGGCTGACGTCACGTAATGTTGGGGTAGTTTGGGGTAGTCAGTCACGCGATACGTGACGCAAGGTAAGTTTGGGGTAGTTTGGGGTAGTCGGTTTTCAACTGTCAGCTTGCGCCAGTCATGACGGCGCTGGCGAGCGCTCGAGGGGCTCGAGGGGCTTCCCGGCATGGGCAACGCGTGGGGCAAGCCGTGGGGTTACGTTATGGGCAGTCAAAATCAACGGAAAACCAATAAACATCGGCACATGGGCAATATGGGCAGTCGGCGCGGGCGCAACTCAGCCGCGCTACACTCCTATACAACTGTAATACTAATATAACAGTTCCTCTTAAGAATATAGGATTAACATAACCCATATTACCCATGTGCCCGTCGTTATTGCGTTTTGGCCCCGTTGCCATAACCCCAAACATAACCCCAAACGTTACCCATAAAATAACCCCGCCTGATTAGGGCGGGGTTAACTCACTACAGCAATTGCTGTAGCACGTCTAAAAAGCGGCGTCAAGCGCGCTTGCGAATGGGCTTCATTGAACCATGCCAGCGCTGCCGCGCGTCCATCTCGTCTGTGACTTCCTTCAACTTGTGCCACACGCTCATGTGAGCGATTGCATCGGCGTTGCCATCGCGCGCCAGCGCTTCCATATCGCGGAATGTGACGTCACCATAACCAAGCGCAATGACTTGGTCCAAGCTGTCAGTCCATTCATCGCCGCGCTTATCGTACATCGCGCGCAACAGGTTTTCCGATACGTTTGTAAGGTTAGCCATTTTTCACACTCTCTTATGTTGTGGGGAAAACCTACCACAAGCGCGGAATGGCTGCAACACATTTTTTGATGGCTAGATGAAAAGAAATGTTTGACAGACATTCGGAACCCTGTTAGGTTATCCCCATCGGAACACAACAGGAGGAAAACATGGCCAAGCTGATCCACTCTTACAAGTGCTGCCCCACGAGCGCCAACCGTCGCCGGCTTGCGGCGTACCTAGTCAAGCATCCCTTCGCGCTTTGCGGCGCCACAAGCGACGAGATGGCATTCCTTCACGCTCATGAGTTTGTTTAAGGCCTAGCTAGGCCGGCGCCAAGCGCGCCGGCTCACTAGACCCTAAGCTAACCTCAACCGGGAGAACTACCATGCTTATTCCTACCGATCTGCTTAAGGCCGCGTTGCTTTGTGCCTCAACTGAGGAAACGCGTTATTACCTGAAAGGCGTGCATCTCAGCACGTCCGGGCACATGGTCACAACAGATGGCCATCGCCTATTCTGCGCCAAGTTGGCCGAGGCTGTACCGGCCGACGTGATCATTCCGCTGGAAACCGTCAAGGCCGCGCTGAAGCTGGCGCCGCGCAAGGCGGAAACGATCGAGTTGAACGGTAACACGTTTGGCGGCGTCGTGTTCACGCCGGTAGATGGCACATTCCCCAACTGGAAAGCAATCATTCCGCCGGCCGATGGGTTCAAGCCGGGCGATGACACGGCGCCGGCGCACTTTAACCCTGAGTATATTTACGACCTGGGGCAAATGTCGCGCGCGCTTGGTTCTAAGACCGGAACCGCGTTTGAAATCCACGCCTGGAACCCTGAGAGCCCGCATGGCGTGACCTTTGCCGGCCGTGAGGATTGCTTCGCAGTCATCATGCCCATGCGCCGCACCAAGGACGCAACGCCCTGGAACGTCGCCCGCGCGATTGCCTAACAACAAATCATTGACGGGGGCTCCGGCCCCTGTTACTTTCCACAAACGCAATAAACTAGGGGAAACATTACAATGATCAACGATACCGGACGCTGCGCAATCTTCACCAAATACCTCGGCCCGACCAACTACCGGCCCGGACGCGTCAAGGCATGGGCCAAGTCCGGCGGCAAGCTGTCAGTTACGATCAGTTATCCGCATGAGTTGTCGCAGTCCGAAGCGCACGCTAAGGCCGCGCAAATGCTTCTCGATAAGATGGGCTGGACTTGCGGCATACTCCACCAAGCGCACGCCGAGAATGGCTGTGTTTTCGTGATGGATCGCTAACCATGTTGAGCATTGACAGTGAATGCTGGTCACTTCGCTATCACGGCGGACGCGATGCAATGGTGACGCAACGCGCCACAAAGATCACGCGATGGGTGCCGCGGCATACGTTGCCGGACGATATGACATTGGCGCTTATGTCGGAATATGGCTTTAGCAAAGTATGCCGCGAAGCCTTCCACGGCAAGGAATGGTGCGATGCTTAACCTCGCCTTACAGCTTGCCAAGGTCGCGGCGCTGTTGCTCGCGTCCTACGCTTTCGTTTTCGTCTTTTTCATTATCACACCATAGGAGGAACCATGTTCTACATTCCCGTTACAGTTACAGTCTACAAGGACGACGTTTGCTTGTTCGAGACGGATTGCGAAGCGCGCATAGAATACGAGATCGCCGACGGTCTGCCGGATTGGGACGTGACCGAGTTTCATTTCGACGCGGTCGGTACTGAGCCCGGCAAGCGCATCTATACCAAGATCACCCGCACGGAACCGTTGTTCAAGATCCTCTATCAGGATCTCGACCGCGAATGGCTTCATGAGCGCGTGATAGAGGCCTTGATTGATAACGGGGAGGTGCGCCGCTATGCGTGACTACACAGACATGATGAACATGCCCCCGGCGGAACTGGTCCGGCATGCGCTCGAATGCGCCAAAGTGGGCATGCTTTCCATCGCCTTGGTGGAAGCGCTGGCGGTACAGCTAGACGCCGAAGCGGCGGAAGCCACTCAGGCCGCTCGCCTGCGCGAGGAACTGGAGGAAGCGGAACGACGCGTTTACGATTGGCAAGAAGAAGCCAAAGCGTTGCAGTTTCAGCTGAGCCGCACTTATGGCTGACCTGTTGCACTGGCAAGCGAACGTGGCGGGCTTGGACGACGTCGACCTGTTGCGGTTCATGGCGGCCGTCAAGGTCCGCCTCAACAATCACGCGGTTGCCTTGGAGGCCGCCGCAAAAGAAGCCCGCCGGCGCAATCTGCTTCCGGCGGGCAAGGAAGGCTGGGAACGTGACGAGTAGAACCGAATTTGAAGCGGAAGTAAAGCGGCTTTGGGAAGCGCATGAGGCCCACATTGCCGAGCAACGGCGCCGCTTCCCGGCCAAGCGCATCCTGGCCGCCGTCGCGGCTGCGCACGACCTGACCGTGGAACAGTTGCAAAGCGTGCAACGGAAGCGGCAGTATTGCCGGGCTCGCCACCATGCGGCGTGGGAACTACGCCGGCGCAGGCTGGACCTGGGGCTAAGCCAGATCGCGGCGCATCTCAACCGCACCGACCACACGACGGCGCACCATAGCTATACGACGTTCTGCGCGATGGTCGCCCAAGGCCAGTACAAGGCCGAGCGTGACCGCGTGGAGGCCCTGCTGACGGAGGATGAGCCGTGCACTTCTTCATAGGCTTTGCCGCTGGTGCCCTCATGGGGACGGCCTGCCTTTACTTCACGCTGCTGCGCCGCTCGGCGCCGCCTGCACCCCCACCGCCGGCGTTGCCAGCACTGGACGCGCCCAAGGTACGAACCCGCCTAACCAACAGAGAAAGGACGATAGAACTATGAGCCTGCAAAAAATAATTTCGGATGTCGAAACGGAACGCGCGCATAACCGCGTCATGGGTGACAGCCTGGCCGACCAGTTGCGCAACCTCAAATTTCGCTACAGTGAGGAAATTGACGCCTTGATTGCCGCGCTACAGGTTGAGGTTGAAGCGCGGGATCAGGCCCTTGCCGCTATGGTCAACGGCGATGCCTGACAACCTTTGGCACTGGCTGCAATATGCCTTCTTCTTTGGGGGCGCGATAGGCGGCTGGACGCTGCTCATCATGTTCGCGCGTGAGTTAGCAGAAAAATGGCGGCGATGATTGCTATCCTCATCGCCGCCGTGCTTCTGGCGTGGCTTGACCTTTAGCTCTTAACCAGCTTCAAATCCGGTTCATTCTTCTTAACACCCTGCTCCGGCGTCTGTTCGACCATGCGCCGGAGTTCGCTTTTGTTCCACTTGCGCACCATATCCTCGCGCGCCCAAAGCGCTTTTTTGGTCTGATACTCGGCCGATTTGATCATGCCGAGGTCAATCCAGCCGGCTTCCTTCAAAGCGTGGATCAGCGCCGCCGGGACGACCTTCGCCCCATTCGGGCTGCCGGATTGCAGGGAATTACAAATGCGATGCAATGGTGACGCCACCACACCGGCCGCAAACTCGATCGACGGGTGGTTGATCTGCTCCACGATGTAGCTTTCCGCCATGCTGCGGCTGTTCTCGATCAACCGTTCCTTGTACTCGGTCCACATGGGTGTCGCCTTGGGGCTGAACGCCGAGACGTCGCGCATGGCCAGCCACTTGGCCACGCGGGCCATGCCGCCGGCCTCGTACCACTTCCACAGGGCCTTGCCCTCGTCCTCAGTCATCTTCGGCGCATCCGACCAGATGCAGAACCAGCGCCGGTCCTGCGTCTCCAGCGTGATCGGCACCGAATGGTTCGAGAACGCCAGCACGAAAAGACGGTTCGCCATGTCATAGGGATGCAGGCCCTTGCGCTCGATCGGCAACATGTCGGGCGGCGCCGCAATGATCGGCTTCAGGCTGTTGGACAACGCGCGACGCTCGGCCGCCTCGGGCTCTTTCAACTCGTTCAGGATCATGATCTCGCTCTCCAGGGCATAGCCCCAGCGCGAATTAATGCTCTTACCGTCCACCAGGCCGCGGTTGCGCAGGCTAGGCCCGCACACGCTCCACAGGAACGGCGCCCACAGGCTGTCCTTGCCACAGCCCTCGTCGCCGCCGTGCAAGATCGCGTGGTTGATCTTGACGCGCGGGTTTTGCAACTTGTAGGCCATGACGTTGAACACATGCTCGCGTTCCTGCTGATCCGGTATCAGGTGCTCGGCATGGGCCAGCCACACGCTGACGTCGCCGGGCGCCACGTCGGACAGGTCCGGGCGGGCGTCAACCCAGCGGTTGCCGTAGACCTCGCCCTCGCGCGACACCAGCACGCTGTCGCCGGCGGCGTAGGTGACGCCCTCCAGCACGCGGGCGCCTGCCGCCTGGCGGTTCTCGTCGTAGCATACGGACGCCTCAACGCGGCGGTCGGTGTGAATGGACTTGCACGACACATGGCGGAACACGGCGTTGAACGCACCGCGCGACATCTCGCGGCGGGCCTGCAAGTCGAAATAGGTGTCGTCCGACACGACGTAGGCGAAGCGCGTGTACCAGCCCGCCTTGTCAAGGCGGCCCACCTCCTTGCGGTCTACCTCGGCGATGACCTCGGACGCGGTGTCGCGAAACATGTCGTTGGGCTTCAGCACCTCGGCCACCGCCGCCATGCGCTCGGCCACCAACTCCTCGCGGAAGCCGGGCGTGACCTTGGGGCCGCCCTGCTCGGCCACCCACGCGAGGAAGGCGTTACTGTCCAGGTGCTGGCAGTGCCCATGGTAACAGCAGAACGCGCGGTTGACGGGAGAATAGCGGCCCTCCGGGTTGCCGTCCGTATGCTCGGCACTGTTCGGGCAGACGACGCCGCACCAGCCCTCGTTATTGACGCGGGACAGCACCATGGCGTTGTCGTTCAGCCACTTCAGCACCGTGTCGCTGCCGGTGTCCCTGATCTTGATGGACGGCAGACCCGCACCGTCCGCCGGACCCGGCACCACGTTGAGCGGCTTGCAAATGTCCTCCAACGTGTACTCGCGGCCGGGATGGAACTCGACCAGCCGCGCCTTG